AACCGAGATTGCGTCCCCGAGGCAAAATGCGAACGGAAAGTCCGGCTGTTCCTCGATGTCCACGCCGTATACGTCGAAGCCCGCATCGTGGTAGCCCATGGCGGCGCCGCCTGCTCCGCAGAACAATTCCAGGATCTTGGGTCGGCTCATGCTGCGTCCCGGTGGATGAAGTTGAAGGCACCGGAGCGGGTGATGCCAAGGGCGTCGCCGAGCTGCTGGTACGTGGCCCCTTCGGTGAGGGCCACGCGGGCTGCGCTCTTGCGGATCTGCGTCACCTTCTCATAGATGTCCGCGACGTCCCGGAGGATCGTGAGCGAATCTTGAGCCTCCGCTATTGCGGGCGCGACAGAATTACCGTTATTGTTCATGGAGAACCATTCCTCAGTTTGGTTGGACCCGTCAGGTGGTAGGACACCGGGCGGGTTTTTTGTCGTTCACGGGTAAGTACAGTGTACTCCAATTCCCTCACTTTCCCCCACTGAATTACTCGCGACACGCAGGGTAAGTACTCGGAACTTCCGTCACTTTGGCATCCAATCTGACAAGTAAGCACTCGCCCCCCGGCGCCGGTACTTGGGCACGCAAAAGGGGCCAGGAACCGTAGTCCCTGACCCCTCGTGTGGTGCTATTCAGTTCAGAAAGGCGGTTCGCTGTCGGGTCCGTTGCCCCACTGCCCGCCGGCATTGGACACCCCGGGCGTGGCCCACGGGTCATCCTGCTGGCCGCCACCCTGCCGCTGCCCGCCGCTGCCCTGCTGACCGTTCCCGCCGTTCCGTGACGGCATGATGTCCACACCCTTGACGTTGACGTCCAACGACGTGCCCTGGCTGCCGTCCTTGGCCTCATACTTGCGGGACATAAAGTCTCCATACACCGTGACACGGGCACCGCGCTTGATCTTCTCCGCGTAGTGCTCGGCGAGATCACCCCAGATCGCACAGTTGAGCCACTGCTCGGCGAGGGTTTCCCACTCGCCGTTCTCAAGCTTCTTGGACTTGGAGTCCGCGACGGAGAAGTTGAGGACGGGGCGTCCGGCCGGAGTCCAGCGGAGTTCCGCGTCCTTGCCTACGTTGCCGGTGAATTTGATGTCTGCCATGGTTACGCTGCCTTCTTCGTTGTGATTACTCGGTTGTAGATGTTGTCGATGAGGTTCCATGTGCCGTTGGCGAGGTCGTAGAACGGTTCCGCCTCCGGTTCCTGCCAGCGGGAGAGTTTCCAGCCGTAGTCCCGGGCACGTTTAGCCCACGTGGCGTTCGACTCGATGAGCCCGTTGGCGGATGAGCAAATGACGATTACGTTGGCGGGCCGGTCCAGGACCTTGGATCCGCCCATGCCGCGGTTGACGCGGTGCTGTGGGACGAACGTGTCCTCCCGCCCCACACACCCGCACGGGCAGTGCATGTCCCGTGCAAGGTACAGGGCGAAGGCCCGGCCGTTCACGCTGCCAGTCCTTGTGCCGCGCCTTGTGCGGACCACTCAGACTTGATAGCGGAGTTCAGTGAGCGGCCAATGTCCAAACGGTCCCGCAGGACACGAATGGATTCCCGGGCCGCCCGCAACACCTGATCCGCGATCTCCACATCAAGCTTCTGCGTCTCCGTCTCCAAGATGGCCGTCTGCTTCCGCAACCCCTCAGCACCCGTCGCCGCGATGAACGCCCGCGCATAAGCCACCTCGAACCGTGACCGTGCCCGGACCGCTGCGTCGTCGAGGTCGCGGATCTCGATCTGCTTCGCGTCCAGCTGGCGGCCGAGGTTCGCCAGCTCCAGGATGACCTGATTCGTCGTCGGGGTGTTCACTTCTTCGCCGCCTTCTGGCATTTGTGGATCTTCGGCCAGTTCTCCAGCATGGCGGCGCCGAAGGCACTCGTCCCCGACACCTCCATACTGTCCTTGCAGGTCTGGCACTGGATGTCCACACGGTCGCCCTTGATGGTGATGACGTGCTTCGGCTTGCTCATGCGGCGGCGTCCTGGCGTGCGGGTTCGATCTGGGGGAGTGCGGAGCCGGCCGCGAGGTCGTTGAGGAGGCCGCGGCGGTAGGCCATGGCGATCTTCTCCCGTCCGTCCTTGGCATAGGTGATGGTGAAGGACGAGGGGGCCTTGCCGGGGACACGCTTGATGCCCGGAATGGCCTCGCCGGTTTCGACGTCGATGAGTTCCCCGTCGTCGCCCTCGATGGCGTTCTTGACCTTCTCGGCCAGCCAAGACGGGCGGACCCGTTTGACCTCGCGGGCCTCCGTTGCCGGGATGACCTCCGTGTCGATGCCACCCTGCTCCTCCGCCCACTCGAACAGGGCCGCCTCATCGAACGTCTGGTCCGCGGGCTTCCCCTCCGGGAGGGTGATGTTGCCGACCTTCGTCCCATCCGGCAGGGTCACGGCGAAAGACTTCGTGCCCTCGTCGTTGAACTTCTCCAGCAACTGCTCCAGATGGTCGGCGCGGGCGTCCTTCATGAAGTCCGCGAGGGCGTCGGCGAAGGTCTTGATCAGTGCGATGCGGAGGTTGTCGGTCTTGATGCTCATTGGGTTCCCCTATGCTGCCCGGGCGGCCAGCGATTTGCCGGCGGCCGTGATGTTGTCGATGACTTCGGTTGATGCGTGCATGTTCCGGGCCTTCGCGAGGAGGTCCAGCAGCATTTCACGGTTGTTCTTGGCCTTCTCTAGGAGTTCAGCCCAGTCGGGCTGCTGGTGGCGGTATTGGCTGAGTGCTGTTGCCCCGGCGTCGGAAGGGTTGGCCGCGGGTCGCTGGGACTCTGCCGGTTGCTGGCGTCCTTCGGCGGCCGACGCCGTTGCGTTCACGTCGGCGTGCTGGCGCGGTGCCGTAGCGTCTGCCTCACCAAGGCCCAGCGTCGTCCACAGTGAGTGCATGGTGAAGTCCTTCATCGGCTTTCGCTGATCCAGACGGACATCCATCTTCAAGGACCGCGCCCCGGTGATGTACGTTTCCCCGCGGGCGGGCATCTCCACCACAATGCCGACGTCGTACGGCAGGGACTTCTGTGACTTGATCTTGGACGTCTTTTCCTTCGTCGGTTTCCCGGCGTCGTCCAGGACGGTCACGACGTCGAGCCGTGCTGTCACCAAGGAAGGGCCGTCGTGGCGGCGGAGGACGTTCACCACGGACTGCCACCGGTCAGTGGCGCGGTTCCATAGGTCCATGCTGATGGGGGAGTCCTGGTCTGGGTTGTTGTTCTTCCGGCGCTTGTTCGCCAACACCTGGGCCTCGTCGGAGAGGAGTTCCCAGAGGCGGGTGGCGGAGTCGAGGATGAGCAGGTTGGGCTTGCCGTCCACCCGTGGGGCGGCGGCTGCGGCTTCCAGCCCGACGAGGATGGAACGGTACGTTCCGTCGTGCTGGGCTATGCGGAACCGTGCACCGGGGATGGCCCCGTACTCGTCCGGGTCATCCTCGCCCACACCGATCCAGAACGTCTGGCCGATCAGGTCAGAGGAGGACGCGAGGGCGCAGGCGTAGGACTTGCCTGCCTTCTCCGCCCCGGCTAGGAGGGTGATGGGCCACGGCGGCTTGCCGGTGGGTTCACGGAAGTTTGTCATCGGGTCAGCTCCAGTTTGTTCCGCCACGCTTCGATGCGGGCTTGGGATGGGTTCACGTGGCCGGCGGTTACTTCGGCTTGGGTTTGGGGTGCGCCGTCACGCTCACAGGTGCAGTTGCAGACGTCCCCGCCGCACTCGTCGCAGTCGTACAGGCGGCCGCAGTAGCAGGCGCTCATCCGTCTAGCTCCTTCGATATCAGGGCCATCTTGTCGTCGAACACCATCGCCTCTGCCGCCAGCGCCTTGGCTTTCTCGATGCGTCCTTGATGCAGTTCGCGGGCCGCTTGGATGGCTTTGCTGTTCCGCTTTTCCTTGGCGGCTTCCCAGTCCTTGTGCGTACTCATAGCCCGGCTACTAGGAACGGGGCGGCTGCGATCAGGTGCAGGAGGACGTAGCCGGCGAACATGAACAGGGTGAGGAACAGGAACCGGACCGCAGCCCGGACCGTCAACTGCCCGGCGGTCATGCTGCCAACTCGTAACGGGGCTTGATGTGGCGGACA